CTACTGCTGAAGTTTCAGCAGGAGAGTCTGGGTTGGCATTAACAAGCACCAGTGTGCAGGCATTAATAGATTCCATAACCCAGTCCGAAGCTAACTATGCATTCTCGCTTACTCAACAAGGTGACTTTAGAAAGCAAGATAGCTCTCTCTTCTTTACAGACGCCGCAATGCGTTCTCGCAGCGAGCTTCTTCGAATTAATAAACCCATCTCACAACCAAACATTGCTGGTTCTATTCTTGAAGGAGCACAGGCTGGTATGAATACTTATTCATTTGGTCAAGATGCAGGATTCACAGACTAAAAAATATGGCAAAAAGAAAAATTACAATCGACGACGGCTCCAAAGAACGCCCGCAAGTCAACTTCGACTTACAACCTTTAGCACTTAGACCTGCAATCGCTGAGCGTCGTTACGGGCCTGTAAACGTACAAGCAACCCCTCTAACTAATCAGGCAGAGCAACTTAAGGACTTACTTAGTGGAGTCACTGAGTTAGGTAAGGGCTATGCTAAAATACAGAAACAGATAGGAATTAATAAGGCAGGAGCCATTGCGGGAGAAGATGCTGAAGAAGAGCTTAAAAGACTAAAAGCAGAAGAGCCAGAAACATGGCTTAATATTACCCGTCAAAAAGCTTATTCATCATCTTTAATTGAAAAGCATATTCGTACACAGATGGTTCCAAACGTAGTACAGAAGATGGGTAAGACCGCTAATGCGAGCCTCTATAAGACTAAAGGAGAATTTGACTCTGCCGTTGATGCTCAACTGACTGAGGCTTGGAATGGTTTTGTAAACTCTGTTGGAGAGGACATCGCTAACACCACTGAAGGGCAAACTCTTTGGACTACCATTACTGATGGACTCAAAGTCCAAGCAGAGGCAACTTACTATGAATCTCAGGATGCTGTAGCACTAAGCAACAAAACAGAGTCACTGGAACATAGAGTTTCCTCAATGCTATCTCCTACAGACTTAGATGGAAACCAGAGAGAAGTAGGCTACGACTGGGTCAGTGAATTTACTAAGACAGGCATTAAAGAGCTTATGGAAGAAAACGGGCTCTCCCGTCCACAGGCTAGCGCTCAGATGCGCGAGATATTTGCTAGGAAATTAGAGAAGCTATACGTCGAGGGTAAGAACCTTGCTGTAGTAGATTTACACGATGCTATGATGAACACCGTCAGTAAAGACGGAGTGCGTATATATGACGATGCAGGAAAAAACTCTTTATCAATTGCAAAACATGTAGCATCAGCGCGAAAAGCGATTGAAGACGATGAGGACAAAACTGATGATATATCCGCACAGGAACAGAATATATTTAAAGGACAGTACACTTATGCGACTGGTAAACTAGCCAACGGAACGCGGTTTAAAGATTTAACTCCCCAAGGAAAACAACTTGTTCTTGCCCCTCTTCAAAATGCTGACCCCACCTATACGATGGAAATGCTTGAAGCGGCGATGGCTCCACAAGGAGAGGGCGACGCAGGAGGAGGCTTAACAGAGTTTGAAAATATACTACAAGGCATCGCTATTAACGGCAGTGACTACGGAAGAAATATAATAATGGGAACGGCTAACTCTAGAAATCAAGCTCTATTAACCGCCTCTCAACTTAAAGGCCCTCCCAAAGCTATACGAGATACAGAACTAAGAGCGGAGTGGGAAAAAGCGTATCGCACTCAAGCGACTAACGACCCTGATTTAACCTTAATAGGATTTTTAAAAGAGCATAATATACAATCTTGGGCTTCATTAGATACGTTAGCTTTTGGTCTGAAAGATATTTCTAAGCTTGTAAACAGCAGTCATTATACTGAAATTGGCTCAAGGTTGAAAGGACAAGCTGAGGGTTTCTATTCCACAATGGAACAAAACGAAACACTGGGATTAGTTACAGCAAGCGCCATGAAAGCAATGGTGGCAGATATGGCAAAGCGCGTACAGGGCACTCTGGTAGATGAGCTTATTAGTGGCGACTTAACATTGGACAAACTTAAAGATAGAAGCGAAGAGCTTCAGCGTATATCTGAAAGAAACTTACAGTTAATTATGTCAAATACCGAAGGTTTTAACTTTGACCTTCAAACAAGAGATGTTCCTGACGCTAGCTTAAGCACAGCGGAGATGACAAGAAAACTGTTTAACGATTATGAACAAAAGCCATCATTCCAAGATAGGTACTACGAAACTGATAATACTTACCCGACGAACGCTTCTAAAACAGGAGAAATTAAAGTAGAAAGAGATACAAAAGCATTTGGATTTATTTCTCTTTATGACACCAAAGTCAGACCTTGGACAGCAGAAGAAATAGCAGGCGAAAGAGCCGACATGCTTCAAAGGATTGAGACTGGAAACAACCCCCAACAGTATATAGATGCGCTTAGTTACTCCTTATACTCCCACGGCGCGGACTTAATGGGTGATACGGATGGCGTATTGAACATGTTAGAGAAAACTCAAATGGATGCTATGGACGTAGCTTTATTTAGTGAACCTCAAGAAGTACCGCTGTTTACTGAATCCGTAATGGAAGTGTTTGACAAGTTACAGGCTACTGAAACACTTTCAGACGAGGAAATGGTAACCCTAGAAACCGCTAAGGCACTGGGACTCATTTTAGTAAACAATATTAAAGCCGAAGACTTTGCCAACCGCATCATTAACTTCGAAATGATTCAGCAACAACTTACAAAACAACATGTCAGATAGTAGACGAGAAGAAATATACAGTAGATACAATCTAACTGTACCATCTAGCGACATCGCACCGATAGAAAGACACGAAGTACCTGCAGGCGCATATAAGCATACAGCTGATAGGGCTCCTACCATTGAAGAAGCAGAGCGTATAGCAACCACCAAGTATAACCTGAGCTCTAACAATGCGATTATAGGCACTCTTGCGAGTGCAGGGGTAGAAATAGGTGGAGGCATTGCTGGCACTATTGCGGCTACAAAGATGGCTCGCCGCTTAAAATGGATTAAGAGAGCAAACTATGTTAAAACTGCCGCAGTTGCAGGTGTAGTAGCGCCAGAACCTACTTCTACGATTGGCGGGGCTATTGCCTTTGGAGCTACAGAAGCAGCTGTATGGGGTTTCTCTAACTTCGCAGGACAAACCACCCGTAAAGCTTTTGGTATCCAAGACCATTACTCTGGTGGTGAGATGGTAGCTGCCGCAGTGTTTGGTGTTGGAGCCGCAGCAGCACAAGGCACAAAACTTATTGAGTTAGGGGCTAGCTTACAAAGTTTCAAAGCTTGGAAGAACATGCCAGTCACATCGCATCTAGGCAAAGCCTTTATAACTGGCGCTGGGCTCGGTGCGGCTGAATCTCTCCTACGCCAAGAATTACAGTTAGTTCTTAACGAACGGGAAAACCGTGACGTGATGGATTATATGTTCTCTACCGCCGCTGGTGGTTCGTTCAATACTCTATTCTCTGTCTTTGGGCGTACTGGTGCATGGGGCTTAATGAAAGCTGCGGACAGTGCTCAAAGCGCCAAGATAATGGCTCAGGAAAAGCTTAAGCTGGCACAGCAAATCAAAAGCCCTCGGAAGCGTAAGAAAGAAATTAAAAAGTGGACTGAAGCTATAAACCACCTTGATGAGATAGAAACGAGCTTTAGAGGGGCAGAGCAAGCAGAGCGTGACTTCCGTGACCAAGCTCCAGACCCTAAGAAATCTGAGGATGGAAGTGGTGACCCACGTCAAGCCCCAGAGCTTGATGACTTACCTAATCCAGATGCGCCTAATCCAGCTGGCACCGCCACAGTAGCGCAGAGGGCTAAAGACATTGGGGTTACCGAGAAAGAGTTTCGTAGTAAGTACCCAGAACTTGCTGCTCAGATAGATAAACGAAACCCTACTCCCACACCTGAAGGGACTCCAGATGCTCCTGAGTTTAAAGTAGTGACAGATTATAACCCTAAATATGACGGCCCTAACGGAACCTACAGAAAGGTGAATGGTTATAAGGTAACGGCTAAAGATGGTAAAGACTATTACATTGAAGCGGCTAGTATCGAACAACCACGTGAATCAAAATTTGTTGTTCATGAGGGTTCCGATATGCACGGCGAGTGGATAGGAAGTTTTCCCACAAAGAAAAAAGCCTTAGAGATGTTGGAGACCAAGAAACTAGAAGGCGAAGGTACTCCCAAGCCTGAAGAAGGTGGTATGCCTAAGCCTGATGAAGAAGAGGGTATCCCTAAGCCTGATGAAGAAGAAGGTGCTCCTAAGCCCGACGAAGAAGACGGAGGTTCTAAGCCTAAGAGAACTGAAAGGCAGAAGCTAATTGATATGATTTCTGCTCAGTTTAAAAATATAAAACCTGAGAACCTTGGGCGTGATTTACCAAACGTACAGCGTGACTCCGCAAGGCTTAAGGATGAAATGGAAGGCGAAATGACCTTTAAGACGGAGGAAGTTACTGCAAAGTACAACCGAGGAGACGAGCTTACAGACGATGAACTAGATGACCTGCTAGAGCTTATAGCCGACTTAAGGCAGCATAACCAAACAGACGCCATAATGAAAACCGCTGAAGGGCGTGCAATGCAGGCTAACAGAACGGATTCAGACCGTTATCTTTGGGACTCAGATATTTCAACAAGAGCCGTAAAGGAAGACTCTGCTCTCTATGACATGGAGGAAACCCTCCTTAAAATGAAAGAGGGAAGAAAAGGCGAAAATCTAGAGAAACAACTAGAAGAGTTTCTTTCTAATCAGGACATAACAAATGCCGCTAACTACGCTGTATTTGTTCGCAACGAGGCTACTAAAGAAGAGTTTGAAGCTATGACCCCTGAGCAGCGCGAGGTTGCTATTCAGAATAGTAGTGTGCGGCTAGTGCAGCAGGGTATTAAAACTCTAACACGTCAGCTTGAACAAGAACGCGCAAAGATGATGCAGGGCATGAAGACTGCCATGAATAAGCATCAAAGAGATAAGCTTAAAGAAGAAGCCGAAAAGCGTCTCAAAGAAAACCCTACTATTCAAATGCTACAACAGCAGATTGATTATTATAAAGGGGCAGAACGTGAACTAGCGTTGTTAGCTAAACAAAGGAAAGAACTTGCGAGGCTCGCTTCTCTATACGGCGAAGGTAATATGACCAAACTTCGCAAGGAGATAGAGGTTAAAGATAGATTAGACTCCGCTCCTAGTGAATACAAAAAGATTCAGAAACAAATTTCCGAGCTTAGAAATGAGATGCGGAAGAAGATTAAAGAGATAGATAAAGCAAAAGAAGAAATAGATAACCCAGTCTCTTTTGCAGAGAAACGTATTCCTAAGCTAGAGAAAGAGCTACAAGAGTTACGAGACATCCGTAGCGGAACAAAGAATCCAAAAGAAGGCGGTAAACCTGACAGGGTTAAAACAGAGAAAGAGTTAGACCTAGAAGCTAGAATTAAATTCTATAAAGACGAAGTATCTGAAATCAAACGTTTAGAGAAGGCAGAGAAAGAATTAGCTCGCCTTGTAAACATCGAAGCAGATGGGTCTATAACTCAGATAAGAAACGAAATAGACGGCAAACCTAAAATACTTAGCGAAAACGCTGGTAAGGTTGATGAAGTCTTGAAAAAGATTTCGCAAGCCAAAGCTAGGATGCGCGATAAAGTTAAAGCAATCGACAAGGCACGCCTAGAAAACGAGAAGTTTGACTTATTCTTCTCAATGCAGAACCACGCAATGCGTAACATTGAGGCTAATGCAGGCAATCGTACTGTTGAGTTTATCAGGTCTATGAGAGCGGCTCGTAAGCTTGCTTTGATTGACCAGCTACCTTCTGTAATGGCAGGTGTACCCACAGGGGTAGGGTTAGCTTTCAGAAGCGCCATCCGTCCCTTTGTGATGGCTCCGTTAGACTTCGCACGTTATGGAGGAGACACTATGGCTCAACTCGCTACAGCGGAGTTTAAAGGACTAGCTACTGCTATTTTAAATTGGAATGGAACACTAACCTCAATGGGACGTACATTCCAGCGTGGTTCTAGCGCTACTGACCGTGTAATGAGTAAGTACATGGAAGATACAGCCTATAAGCAAGTTCGAATGGGCAACTCTGTGTCGCTTGACCGTGCTATGAGAACAGCAAAAGCAAGGGTTCAACAGAAGAACGACCCAATGAACTCTGTCCTAGATTTAGGAAGTAACAAAGGGTGGGCTCTTCTTTCCCTTGGTGTTCGCGGTATTAGCGCTGTTGATGATGGATTCCGTCGTCAGCTTCTACGTGGAAGACTAGAAACCGCTGCACGTCGTAAAGCTATTCTAGAGCACCCTAAAGACCCCAAGGCAGCAGAAGAAGCTTACAATGGTTATATGAAGACCATGTGGAAAGACAATGACGGTCTCTCAGTTCTAAATGAATACCACGATTTCATTGATGACGTTAATGACATTAATCAGAATCTACTATTTGCGGCACAACAGGATAACCCTGAACTGTTTCACCAGAACATGGGTGAACAGCTTATTGCGGCTTTATCAAAACACGCTAAAAAAGATAATGCTTTGGCTTTCTTAATTGATGCCTTTATGCCTTATATCTCCGTTCCTGTCCGAGGTGTTTACAGAGGTATAAGATTTGCCACTGCCCCTGCTGGAGCGATATATTCAGTAAGTCCTGCTAGTCCTTATGCCCGTAAAATTAAAGAAAGACAGGATGCTCTGGACGTGGCTAACCAAGCAATGCTAGGTCTAAAAGATGACAGCCCAATGTTAAAAGCACGTGCTGACGAAGTAAAACAACTTAACAGTGAAATAGAAATATTAAAGCAACGTCAGACTAAGTATACTGAAGATTACATGGTTGATACTGCCTTCGGTGTTGGTCTCGCTACTTTAGGTATAGGCTCTGCTCTATACGGAGAAGCTACAGGTTCCCTTAACTGGATGACAGACGACCAAAAGGAAAAGAACAAACTTAAGCCTTTCAAACTATTTGGAATGGATTATAGCGCGGCTGCCCCTTGGTCTATTCCTATAGCTATCGGTGCTGACATGGCTACATATATCCAAGCTAGAGAAGCGGGTATTCTTAAACCAAACCAGAATATGCTCTTTATGCTTTCCTCAACGATGGTAGAGCTCTCTGAGCAAGTACCCATGATGCAAGGAATGAAGACATTTAACGCTATAATTGCTGGTGGTGAAGATACTAAAGCAAAGCTAGTTGGACGTCTCGGAGCTAGTTATGTCCCAATCCCTGCTCAAATTCGTAAGACCTTAATGGCTATGAATGAGGATGGAACTATTGGGGACTTACGCGGAGGAACCTTCCAGCAGCGCATGGCTTACTCCTTCTTTGGCACTAAGCCTATCAATCGTATGACAGGATACTTTGGTGAAGATTTAAAAGGAGATAGGACAGCGTTACAACACGCGGTTATCCGTCAAGCTCCCTCTAAGAGAGGAACAGAGTTAGAAACAGAGTTTGAGCGTATAATAGCCTCTGATGCCTTTGATAACATTCAGCCTCCCCCAAGCTCTCTTGGTAATAAAATCAAGATGACTTCATTCATTGATGCTGATGGCGTTACTCTACAGTATGCCTTCGCACAGAAGCTCCGTAGCCACAGAATGGTTTATAAAGGCAAACGCCGTACCATTGAACAGGCAGCTAATCACTTGATTAAATCTAGCAAGTGGAGGGCTAAGCATCGTATTGCCACCATCTCTCCATCACTGGCACATACAAATGAAGGTCTAAGAGAGCTTAATAGGCTACTACAGGACTACTACATGGATGTCCGTATGAGCATTATCAACGACTCTAAGTTTACAAGACGGTTTGTTAATTCAAAAGATGAAAACCTACTAGACATTGTAAATCGTAAGGACACTGAAATCCGAGGTAATTTAAAGCCTATCCGTGATTTGCTACGGGCTAACTAAACAATCTCCTAAATATATTTAATCCAATAACTCTAACTAAAGAAAACAATCATGCCTCAATCATACAAAGAATATCCTAGCGGTAGTGTCACTCTAACCGCTGTCACCTACGCCGTTCCTTTTAAATACCTCAGCATAGACGATGTAAATGTAATCGGATTTGATGGGAAAAAATGGACTCCACTGGCTCTAGATGCCTCTGCACCACGAAGTGCTACCAACAAGACAGTTACGCTGGCAACAGCCCCTAACGCCTTGTATACAAAAATTCGTCTGTATCGTGCATCTTCAACGACGCAGTTAGTAGACTTCCAGAACGGCTCACGACTATCCGAGAGTGACCTAGATACAGCGTACCAACAAGGATTGTTTGCGGCACAAGAGGTAGCCGAAGACGCTAGTACTTCTCAGTTTGCCGCTGTGTTGAGCGCACAACTTCAAGCAGGAACAAGTCTGTCAAACTTTGCAAGCCAAGCTTTTACAGGAGACAACTCCTCTTTCTCTTTTAACATCACAGCATTTACTCCTCAGACAACCGTAGCGGAAGCTTATCGTGTGTCTATTGATGGCGTGATGCAGTCGCCAACAGACGCCTATTCGATTACTCTTTCTCCTGCACAAATAACTTTTCTAGGAACTGTCGCGCCTCCGACTGGCTCTAAGATTGTTGTAGTAACAGCCGCGAGTGCCGCTAGTGCGGTCTCGGTGGATGACGTAACGATTGGACTTACGAGTGCTAACAAGGCTGAGATTAAAGACCTCGGTGTAACTAACGCTAAATTAGCTGGGAGTATCACTCAGGATAAACTAGCTGGTGGTATCACTAGTGCGCAGTTGGCTGGAAGTATTACTCAGGATAAACTAGCAGGAAGCATCGCAACAAGTAAACTCGCTGAGGTCATAGATGACGCCACCATGACTACAGGCGTATCAGCAACCTCGTTGGCTAGCTCTGAGAGTATTAAGTCGTATGTAGATGGCAAAGGGATTACTCAAACTACAGGAACCGCCCCCTATTATGGTGTAAGAGCATGGGCGCAATACAATGGAACAAGTAATACTCTGAATGCTAGCGGCAACATATCAAGTGTTACAAAGCACGGCACAGGCGATTATGAATTTTTCTTTACTGAATCAATGATAAATTATAAATATGCTATATCTTTGTCCTACTCAGAGGAAGTAAGTGCTACTATTAATTCTACTCTTGGGCAACAGCACACGGTATGTTTTATTAATTCCTTTGGGGCTAATTCTTTTCGTATTAAAACTTATGCAGTCAGTTCAAGTGGGCATCCATCGGACAAAGGCTACATAGGAGTATCGGTAATTTGTTAATGAACCCCCTTCTTAAAAACTCTAAAAACAACCCCCAACTCAACTTATTATGTCTATTACAAAAAACAATACTCGGATGCTGGAAGGCGAAGACCTAACTTTAACAGGCGACTTACTGGTAGATACTATTAAACCAAACACCACTGCTGGATTACAACTTGAGGGCGGTGATGGACTAGCAATGAAAAGGACAAATCAAACTAATTCTTTTGTCATTAGACCATTAAGTGAGAGTGATGGCGACGGTATTCGATTTACTCAAGGTGGTGGGGCTGGCGACCGCATGAAAATAGATAATGACGGAAACGTAATAATACCTAGCATCCCTACAAGCGCCAATGCTCTTCCCACTGGTGCTATTTACTCCGATGGTGGAACTTTAAAAATAGTATAACATGAACTCCGAACATATTCCATCAGCCGTAGGCATCACAGGACTCCTTGGGACAATCACCCTAGGAGACATTAACCTAGCAGTAGGTATAGCTGTGGGTCTTACGACTCTTGTTTACCTAGTAATTAAAATCTTCAAAGAACTATTCAATGCCAATGACTGAATGGATATCTACCCTATGGCCTGTAGCCGTAGGCTTTGTAACCCTCGTCATCGTGCTAGCTCGTATGCACTACACCCTCGAAAGTCTAAGCGATAAAGTAAAGATACTATTTGATTTTCATAACAAGAGAAACGAAAAATGAGTGAAAAAACAGAAAAACTTAATGTCCTTCAGGATATGCTTATTAATGAGTTTATTGAGCGTATCCAAGCAGGTGCGGCAACTCCAAGTGACCTCAATGCCGCCCGTCAGTTACTCAAAGATAACGGGGTACACGCACAGGTTACCAACGATAATCCTTTAGGTAACCTCGTAGAGATGTTGCCATTCCGAGACGACTCCGAACACGTAATGCTTGCCGCCAATGAGAAACTATAAAAAAGAATACAGAGACTACCACGGGTCAGCTACACAAAGAGCCCGTCGTTCCTCACGAAACAAGGCAAGACGCCTAGCTGTGAAGACACACGGTAAAGCCGCTGTGAAGGGGAAAGACGTTGACCACCGCGACCGTAACCCACACAATAACAGTCGCAGTAACTTGCGGATACAAAGCAAGTCAAAGAACCGTTCTCGTAATAAATAATGGAAGAACTCAAAGACTTTAGGAACTTCTTGTTCCTTGTCTGGAAGCACCTAAACCTTCCAGAGCCAACCCCTATTCAGTATAACATAGCTGACTTCATGCAAGGTGATGAGAAGCGTGTTATCATTGAAGCGTTTCGTGGTGTCGGTAAGTCTTGGATATGTTCTGCCTATGTGGTTCATCAGTTATTCCTGAACCCCTCTTTGAATTTCTTAGTTGTCTCTGCGTCTAAGACACGTTCTGATGACTTCTCTACGTTTACTCTGCGTCTCATACACGAGATACCCTTTCTTGCTCACCTGAAGCCCACAGATAAACAGCGGTTCAGTAAGATTAGCTTCGACGTAGGCCCTGCGCCCGCGTCTCACGCACCTAGTGTTAAATCGCTGGGTATAACCTCACAGCTTACGGGTTCCCGTGCGGACATCATCGTTGCAGATGACATTGAGGTAGCCAACAATAGTGCTACCCAGACCATGCGGGAAAAGCTCAGCGAACAAGTTAAGGAGTTCGATGCTATCCTTAAGCCAGAGGATGAATCTAAGATTATATTCTTAGGAACACCTCAGACTGAGGACAGTATATACAACAAGCTACAAGAACGGGGCTATATGGCTCGTATATGGCCTGCTAAGTATGTGACCCCTGAGAAGAACGCCAAGAGCTATAACGAGGCTGTGAAGGGCATCTGTGTGGATGCTGAGAAGGAAGGCAAGGCTACCGAACCTACACGGTTCTCCGATATTGACCTGTTGGAACGAGAGATGTCCTATGGTCGCTCAGGGTTTGCCATGCAGTTCATGCTGGATACACGCCTAAGTGACACCGATAGACACCCATTGAAGCTCAATGAGCTAATTGTAATGGATATTGATAACGAGGTAGCCCCAGAGAAGCTCGTGTGGGCTCAGGCTCCTGACCTAGTGTGGGACGGCAGTGTTCCTAACGTAGGTTTTGGTGGAGACAGATACCACAGACCCTTCCAAACCATAGGAGAACATATACCTTTTACAGGCTCAGTGTTAGCCATTGACCCTAGTGGTCGCGGTAAGGACGAAACAGGCTACGCAGTGGTCAAAATGCTTAACGGTATGCTGTTTGTTCCTGATGCTGGGGGTTTACAAGGGGGATACAGCGATGAGACCCTCAAGACCCTCGCAATGATTGCTAAGAACCACTCTGTTAACTACGTCATAGTGGAATCTAACTTCGGTGACGGTATGTTTAACGAAATATTTAAACCTGTACTAGCTAAGATACACCCTTGCTCTATTGAGGAGGTCAGACACAATATACAGAAAGAAAAGAGGATAATAGACACCCTAGAGCCCATAATGAACCAACACAGGCTCATTATTAGCCCTGATGTTATCCGTAAAGACTTTGAAACAGCGCAGGGCTACCCACCAGAGCTACAACTGCGCTACCAACTAATGTACCAGATGTCCCGTATTACTAAGGACAGAGGTGCTATAACACATGATGACCGCCTTGATGCGTTAAGTATCGGTGTGAACTACTGGGTAGAACAAATGGCTCAGGATATGGACACTAAAATCAAGGATAGGAAGTCAGACCTCATCAACAAGGAACTACAAGACTTCACAGATGCCTATTACAGGCGTTCTAAGGGGTCAAATAGCTCGTTACAATGGATATGAATGATAACCCCCCACTTAGCCCCCTAGAGACCGCCAGAGCAATCCTAGGAGAACACTTCAAGAACTATGTTATCATCGTTCAAGAGTATGAAACACCTACTTCCTATGAGGTAACCTTTAGTGACCCCTATGCCGCCCTAGGTCTGATGGATTGTGCGAACAATTATCATAACCAATACCTAAATGCTAGTATGGATGACGATGATGTAGCTTGGATTTGGGAAGATGATGACGAAGAAGAAGAAGATTAAGGACTAATATGGGGGGTCTCTAAGTATACTAAGAGTTAACTTAGAGTAATCTCAGTACTTATTTTTATTAGGTTATCTCTATGATTACTATATCATAACAAATAAAGGTATACTCAGAGTTAACTAAGGGTAAACCTTTTGTATCACCATGCTGTGAATTGTAATTGAGGTCAGAGACCTGTCAAGGTTATAAATTATTGACCTGCTAGATTTCAATTGTATCGCCATTATAGGGCTCCCCGTCCCTCTAGGTAGTTCTGTGTTGACAGACATCCTACATCAAACAGAATAGACTTTATAACATCTGTGTTATTGTTATGTGTATATGTGAGGGCACTCCTTGTGGTTAGGGGGTGTCCTCCTTTGTTTTGGT